CTTATGAGTTGCGGAAACTCGGGATTCCTGTTATAAATTTCTCACCCTCCAAAGGTAACGATAAACATACGAGGGTAAACAGCGTTTCGCCGTTGTTTGAGTCAGGACGTATTTATGCTCCTAAGGAAATGGAGTTTGCACAAGAGGTTATTGAAGAATGTGCAGCGTTTCCATATGGAGATCATGATGACTTAGTGGACTCAATGACACAAGCGGTAATGCGGTTTAGACAAGGTGGTTTAATTCAACATCCTGAAGATTATAAGGATGAACCATTGCCACAACAGAAGAGGACTTATTATTAATGAACGCAGTACTTAGATTCTTACAATCTCTTAGAAGTTTAAAAAATTCCGGTGTGATTAAATCCGTTGATGAAGCCTATGACTTTGCCAAACGTGAGTTTGGTGAAATTAATGATTTATTAAAAAGACAAATCGAACAAGTATTCAAACCAGGTAAACCAGCACCAAAACCTGGTGAAGGTGGTATTACTTCAATTAAAAATGCTTCAAAGAAACAGGAACCAGGGATCATGGATCAAATAGAAGCATCCGGCAAAAGACTTGAAGGAGCGGCTAATAGAATGGCAGAGATTCAAAAAGATATTGATGCTATGTACAAACCTAAACCGGATACATCTCCACTAATGGAAAGATTAGAAACAGGTGTTGAGACTTTAAAACAAATGAAACAACCTGGCATGGATCTGGTAACAGGACTTACAAGAACTGCTGTCAGAAAAATTTTAGATAGAGCAGGAATTCAAGTGCCCGATAAAGTAGATGCTATAGATGTATTTGTAAAAGAGTTTGGAGCAGATCCATTGATGGATGTTAAAAATGTTGCAGAAGAAATGATTGAACTAGAGCGAATGGGTAAATCAACAAAAAGTATGGATGAGATTTTAGAACAAGAAGGTATGTTTAATGTTAAAAGAAATCCTGATGCACCAAAAGGAATGTCTGATGAAGAATTAGAACAAATTAAAAAAGAAGTGGATCAAGATAAAATGATAAAAGATTTTGATCCGACAGATCGAGAACCAAATTCAATGGGTGGATTAAATAGAATTAACTTTGCAACAGGAACTAAATTAATTATGGCAATTATTAATGCAGTTAAAAAATTAAAACCTATGGACGCTATGAAGGAGATGAACGAGGTTGTAGCTAAACGAGGTAAATATAAAGACTTATCCGATGATGAAGTTAAAAAAATATTTGATGAAACGAATGATCATATTTTTGAAAGAGATGTTCCGGCAGATGAATTTGCTGTAAACTTTGATGATGAAGTTGAAAAGCTTTCTGAGTTAGCACCTAAAGCTGCAGAACGTTTTAAATTAAAACAAATGTATCCAGGTATAGATGAAGATTTTTTAACAAGAATTATTGATGATCCAGATCCACAAAGAAAAGCAGAAGTACTTGCAGCTTTAGATCAATCTATGTTGTTAATGAAAGAAGGTAAAACTGGAGATGAAGTAGTAGATATTTTAAAAAAAGAAGTTAAAGGTAGAAAACCAAACGCAAGAGGCGGACTAAATTATTTGATGGGGATGTAATGGAGATAGGCAAATTTAAATTAGCGAAAGCCAATCTCATCAGGCCTCCTAAAAAACCCACATCTGAATTTCTAACACGAGAAGAAGCTGAGATTAAATCTCCAGGATTATTTAATGCTGAAGTTAATGAAAACGTTGTAACTAAAAATTACGAAGCAGAAGAATATATCAATCGTGTTAAATCTTACATGCAATCAAAATATATTGATGAAGATTTTGGTCGTCGATTAATTGAAAAAAAATTAAATGAGATGGAAATGGCTCCATCAGATTTAGATACTTCTAGAATTAATCGTGCAATAGGTGGTGGTGCTATAGAAGGTGAAGATCTTGGCACACGGGAAGGTTTTGCAAATCCTGGAATTAATACTCAAGCAAAAAGACTATCTAAAGTTGAAAATTATTTAGATTTAGAAACTTTTGCAAAATTGAGAATGGAAAATAAAGATAAAACTAATCAAGAGTTTGCCGATTTTTTAAATCAACAAGGATATAAACCAGATCCAAAACAAGCTGAAAAATTTTCTCCGGTTACAATTGATAGAAGATATCAAGTTGCAAAAAATAAAGGATTAATACCAACAGATTTTACATTTACCGGATCTACTAAAGATAAATCAATCACTGATGCGGACAGGAAAGAATTTTTATCTTATGCAAAAGATAAATACAAAAACAATCCAGACAAATTAAAAGAAATATTATCTCTAGATGATAGGGGTTTAAATAAAAAAATATCGGATCGTAGAAAATTTATAAAAGTACAAGCGGATGATGCTAAAAGAGAAGCTAAAAATTTAGAAGCTAGGAAATATAGATATGAAACTTCAAGAGGTTTTAGAGGTGAAGAAGCTCAGAAAAAATATGAAGAATATGTTGCTCAACAAAATAGAGAGAGGAGAAAAAATTTAAATAAATTTTATAGAAATAATAGAGACCCTAAGTCATTATTATGGGAAGATCTATTAAAAAGAAATGAAGGTTATTTAGACAAGTATTTTACTTATGATAAAAAAATACCCGATAAAAGATATTTAGATAAAACAGAAACTCAAAAAATAGTATTAACCGATAAACAAGGTAATAAATTTAAATATGATTCTTTATTAGAAGATATTGAAAAAGCTACAGGCAAACCATCAGATCAAGTTTTAAAACCATATGCACAAAAATCTTTTCTTTATCAAGAAAATTTAATGCCTGAAATTAATAAACAATTTGGTATTAAACCAGGTGCTAGAGATAATCCTTTTCATATTCAACACGTAGAAGGATTTCAAACAAATCCATTCAATGTACAATTAACTTTTGCAGAACAGAATTTAGCTGAAGCAAGAGGAAAGGTATCTCTAGAAGCAACTCTTAAAAATATTTTAAAAAAAGAACAAAAGTCTCCTTCTTATAAAGAAGGAACTTTATACAATTACAATAAAAAGAAAAAAGCTATTAATAAATTTTATGAGTCCTTAGGACCAGATATTGCAACTCAAATTGGAAAACAAGAAGTTGGAAATAGAACTGCATTGGTGGATTTATTAGATAAAACAAAAGTTAAAATAAAACCAGAAGTCCGAGAAAGAGCCATGACTCTTGGTGCAATGGGTGATGTTGAAATGGCTAAAGATATTTTATCTAAAGATTTTCAAACAGCTAAAAAATTATTTGGAAAATATGCTCCACAAATTGCTAAAGGAGCTAGACAAGTTACTAAGTTTGCAGTCATACCTGAACTTGCTTTTGGTGCAGCATTTGCTCCCTTAGATTTAGCAGAAGGAAGAACTGGAAAAGAAACATTATTAAATGTAGCAACGTTAGGTATGGGCATACCAATTAAAGATGCAAGAGATAGAGCTAACTATGTAGAACAGTTTGGATTAAAGAATGATTTGTTTTCTGCACAAATGAAAGCAACAGGATTATCTCAAGCAAGAGGTTATGGTTCAGGTGATCCAACATCTTTTGAATTAACAGATAGGGAAAAACTTGCTTTAGAAAAAGCAAATGAATATGACACAAATGTTTTAGCTCCTAGATTAGAAGAAAAATTACAAGAAAGAAGAGCAGCATCTGATCCAGAATTTGGTTTCAGAGAAGGCATTATGAATGGTGGTATTATGAGACTTGGTTTCAAAGGTGGTGGAATGGATATGGGAGCTTCATCGGGTGGTAATTATGGAGGTCCAGATCGAACTAAAGTTTCTGAACAACAAAAAGGTAGTCATCAAGCAGCAGTAAGAGAAGCACAAGCTTTTAATAGAAATAATACTGGCCCTACTTCAACTCCTCCAAAAACAAGTGCTTATGAAAAAATAAAAGCTTTAGGAACTGTTCCTTTAAATTTTATTGGTGGAATGTTTGGAAATCCTTTTGACCCAACAAAACCACATCAAGTAATTAATACAAAAGCACAAATGGATTATTTAAATTATTTAGCAAATCAAAAAAATGAAGATACAGGAACATTGAGTTATGGTGATTATGGAACTCAATTTAATCTAAGTGATTTAAAAGATCCTATTGCTTTTTCAACTGCTATGACAATGGGTGGCACAGGTTATAAAAAATCAGACACTGGAGATATTACATACACAGGTGGTACTTATGATTTTGATGGAGCTGTTCCTTTTGTTGATCAAGGAGGATTAATGGGATTTGCATATAGAGGTGGAGAATATTTAGCTAATAAATTTAATCCAGCAAGATTAGCTAATGGTGGTAGAATAGGTTTTGCAGATGGACCACCAGATCCAAGTAAAAGAAAATTTGTAAAAGTCATGGCGGGTCTTGCATCACTCCCTATACTTGGAAGGTTCCTGAAGCCTGCTACCAAAGCCATAGAAGCAGGAGCTCCGGTTGCGGAGAAAGCAGTTACCGAAGCAGAAAAAATATTTTTTAATTTAGTCGATGCAGTAAAAAGTAAAGGCATCATGGATAAATTAGATAGGGTAACCGGTGGTAGATTATCTGGAGCATATCATGAATATAAAGGTGCAGAAGTTTTAGAAGATGCCGGATCCATTACTGCAAGATTTAAAACAGATAAAGGTGCACCTGCTGAAATTGTTTACATTAAACCTCAAAAAAGAATTGATCCTAAAACTGGTAAAGAAGTCGAATATCCTGGTCAGTTTGATTATGAAGCTCAAGAAATAGGAAGAATAAATCCTGAAGGAGATGTAGATATTGATGCAGAATTTGAAATTATTGATAGTCTTGAAGACGTAAAGAAATTGATTGATGACTAAACGATTAACTACTACAATACCCCCTAAATCAGGACCCACGCCTCAGGGCTTGAATATTTCATATAATACTGTTACAACAGTCAAACAATCTGGAGAAAAAATAAATGGCAGAAGACAATATAGACAAGGCTCTTCCAAACGAACCGCGAAAAGAATTTAATATACCTGGTCAAGAAGAAATTCAAGAACAGGTAATTGAAGAAGTTCAAGCAGAGCAAGAATCACCTGGACCCGTTGACATTCAAGAGAATGAAGATGGTTCTGTTGATATTAATTTAGACCCTGCAGCTGCAACTCCTGAAGGTGGCGATGAGCATTATGCAAACTTAGCAGATTTTTTACCCGATGATGTATTGGGAAGAATGGCATCGGACCTATCTTCTAAATATCAAGAATATGTTTCCTCAAGAAAAGATTGGGAAAAAACTTACACACAAGGTTTAGATCTTTTAGGTTTTAAATATGACAATCGAACAGAACCATTTAGTGGTGCATCCGGTGCAACCCATCCAGTTTTAGCAGAAGCCGTAACTCAGTTTCAAGCTTTAGCATACAAAGAATTATTACCAGCAGATGGACCAGTTCGAACTCAGATCATTGGATTACAAACTCCAGAAAAAGTTCAACAGGCAACTCGTGTCAAAGATTTTATGAATTATCAAATTATGGAGCAGATGAAAGAATACGAACCAGAATTTGATTCTATGTTATTTCACTTACCATTATCAGGATCAACTTTTAAAAAAGTTTATTATGATGAAGTCGAAGGACGAGCAGTATCTAAGTTCGTTCCTGCAGATGATTTAATCGTTCCGTACACCGCTACCTCATTAGACGATGCGGAAGCGATTATTCATCGAATTAAAATTTCTGAAAATGAATTACGTAAACAACAAGTTGCAGGTTTTTATAGAGAAATTGATTTAGGAAAACCTGGAGATAAAGAATCTGATGTTGAGAAAAAAGAAAGAGAACTAGAAGGTATCTCTAAAACTGCAAACGAAGATGTTTTTACAATATTAGAATGTCATGTGAATTTAGATATTGAAGGCTTTGAAGATTCAGATCCACAGACTGGTGAGCCGTCAGGAATTAAACTTCCATACATTGTTACATTAGAAGAAGGATCAAGAGAAATTTTATCTATTAAAAGAAACTATGAAGCAGGAGATACTAAAAAAGATAAAGTTCAATATTTTGTACATTTTAAATTTTTACCTGGTTTAGGTTTCTATGGTTTTGGTTTAATCCATATGATTGGTGGATTATCAAGAACAGCTACAGCTGCACTAAGACAATTACTCGATGCCGGAACCCTGTCTAATTTACCCGCTGGTTTTAAAATGCGTGGTATTAGAATTAGAGATGATGCACAATCTATCCAACCAGGTGAATTTAGAGATGTAGATGCACCAGGTGGTAATTTACGAGATTCATTTATGATGCTTCCGTTTAAAGAACCAAGTCAAACACTACTTGCATTAATGGGAGTAGTAGTTCAAGCAGGTCAAAGATTTGCATCTATTGCAGATTTACAAGTTGGTGATGGCAATCAACAAGCTGCTGTTGGTACAACAGTTGCATTATTAGAACGTGGTTCAAGAACCATGTCAGCAATACACAAAAGAATTTACTCAGCTCTGAAAAATGAATTCAGATTAATGGCTAGAGTATTCAAGTTATATCTACCACAAGAATATCCGTATGACGTAGTTGGGGGTCAAAGAATGATTATGCAATCAGACTTTGATGATCGGGTAGATATATTGCCAGTTGCTGACCCTAACATTTTTTCACAGACACAGCGTATCTCACTCGCTCAAACAGAACTGCAGCTGGCAACCTCAAATCCACAAATGCATAACATGTATCAAGCGTACAGAAATATGTATGAAGCGTTAGGTGTAAAAAATATTGACAGTCTTTTAATTAAACCAATGCAGCCTATGCCAAAAGATCCGGCGTTAGAACACATTGATGCATTAGGAGGCAGACAGTTTCAAGCGTTTCCTGGTCAAGATCATAGATCACACATTACTGCGCATTTAAATTTTATGGCAACTAATATGGCAAGAAACAATCCAATGGTCATGGCGTCATTAGAGAAAAATATTTTTGAACACATTAGTTTGATGGCTCAAGAACAAGTTGAATTAGAGTTCAGAAATGAAATGCAACAGATGCAACAGATGCAAATGATGATGCAACAAAATCCACAGATGGCTCAACAGATGCAAATGCAGTTAATGCAGATGCAACAAAAAATTGAAGCTAGAAAAGCACAGTTGATTGCTGAAATGATGGAAGAATTTATGAATGAAGAGAAGAAAATTACTTCACAATTTGATAATGATCCAATTGCTAAACTAAGAGCGAGAGAATTAGACCTTAGAGCAATGGAAAATGATAGAAAAGAACGTGAAGGTAAAGAGAGAATGGATCTTGATAAGATGAAAGCAATGATGAATCAACAAAATCAAGATGAAAAACTAGAACAGAACGAAGAATTGGCAAAATTACGAGCTGATACATCAATTGAAAAGACAATTTTGAGTAAAACAATTCCAAATGTTGACTCAATGATGAAAAATCAAGGTAGTATGATGCCAAATGTTAGAATAATGCGTGGAGGCAACGAGTAAAATGAGAAAAAACATGACAAAACCGGAAAAAAAGATTAAAAAGGTGATGAGGGAATTCAAAAGAGGTGAATTACCTATAGGTAAGTCAAAGAAAAAAGTAAAATCGCGTAAACAAGCGATTGCAATTGCTTTATCTGAGGCTGGAAAATCAAAACCAAGGAGTTAAAATGACAAAACTAGATAATATTAAAGATGTAAAAGTTGGTGAGCAAGAAATTGAGATCGATCCAAGATCAAAAACAACTGCTGACAGAGCTTACAACTATATTGGTACTGGTGGACCTGAAATGGAAGTTAAAGGTCAAGGTGCAGTATTAAAAGAAAAGAAAAGAAGTTCAAAAGCATATTAATTTTATGTTCCCGTGGAGTTTAATAGGTACAGCATTAAAAACTGGCGCTGAGATTTATAAGAATAAGAAAAAATCTGAAATTATAATGTCAGAAGCAAGAATAGTGCATGCTGAAAAAATGAAGCGTGGAGAAATTGAGTACAGTGGACAGATTGCTCAAAATCAAAAAGGCGACTGGAAGGACGAATTTGTACTTTTAGTCTTGACATCCCCTCTAGCTATTTTATTTTATTCCGTATTTGCTGAAGATGAAGAGATACAAGCTAAGTTAGACTTATATTTTATGAAACTTCAGGAAATGCCATGGTGGATAGTTTCATTATGGGTTAGTGTCGTTGCGGCGATTTACGGAATCAAGGCTACGGATTTAATTAAAACTGGAGGTAAAAAATAATGAGAAAAAAATTTGAACTAGGTGGATTAACAAAAGCACAAAAAACTTTGCCTAAAAAACTTCAAGATCTTATTTCTAAAAAGAAAAAGAAACCTGAGAAAAAAGAATCTGTAATGATGATGGCAATGAAAGGGAAAAGATAATGGCAAATAGAAGATACAATACACAAGTAGCTAATGATAGAGCATGTATGTCTAAAGGTGGATCAACTTCTAAATATCATACTACTAAAGAAGGTAAAAAAGCTAAAAAAGGTTTATGGTATAATATTGCTATGAAAAGAAAACGTGGCGAGAAGATGAGAAAAAAAGGTGAGAAGGGTGCACCTACAGAAGCTGCAATTAAAAAATCACAAGCATAATGAGAAGATATTTTGAAAAAGGATCACCTAAAATTTATGATCAACTAGAACATAAAGTTCCTTATCCACATGGCCAAAGAGTTGAATTGGCTAAAGGTGGAAGAACTCCTGCTTGGCAAAGAAAAGAAGGTAAGTCTGCTTCCGGAGGCCTGAACCGTAAAGGTATTGCATCTTATAGAGCAGCTAATCCTGGATCAAAATTATCAATGGCAGTAACTACTAAACCATCTAAATTAAAAAAAGGTTCTAAAGCTGCCAACAGAAGAAAGAGTTTTTGCGCGAGGATGAAGGGCATGAAGAAAAGATTAACTTCAGCTAAAACAGCAAGAGATCCAAATTCAAGAATCAATAAATCACTTAGAAAATGGAATTGCTAATGTTTGATAGATTCATGTACAAAGTTTTAGGTAAACTTGACTTCTTATTTGAGGTTGCTATACCTAGTATATATGAGAGACTCAAAAAAATTAGAATCTTTTCTAAAAGAAAAAGAACTAAAAGATAAACAACAAAGTCTATTTACGAATCTTCGTAAAGAGGTTGAGACCGGTGCAAATGGCACACAAGAATACGTAATTAAAAAAGGTATAAATAAAGATAAGATAGCTAAAACTAAATAGAAAGATGTTAAATACATACGACTTATTTATTACTCGTGTAATACATGGTAAATTACCCATACAAATTGATTTACATAAAAAAATTAAATCTTTTGTAGATAATAACTATTCAGAAGAAAACAAAGTTTCTTGTGTAAATGGATTTCAATTTCATGGAGACTTTGATGGAAAAGAAGAATTAAATAATAATTTAAATAATTATTTAAATAATTTTATGAATATGAAAATTGATCATGGTTGGTTAAATGTTTTAGGAAATAGTTCTTACAATTTTCCACATTCTCACGGTGGACCTAATGTGAGTCATTCAGGAGTTTTTTATCTTTCTTATGAAAATAATAATATACATTTTGCTAAAGATAGTGAATATTTTGAAATAAAACCAAAACTTTTTGATTTTTTGATATTTCCATATAATTTAATACATTATGTATTGCCAGAAAATAGACCTGAAAAAAGAATTTGTTATGCTTTTAATTTAACTAAAATAAAGGAGTAAAAATGTTAAATGAAGACACAAGTGAATTTGATATAAGAATAAAAGATAATTTTTTTTCTGAAAAAGATTTTAATTTTATCAAAAATGTTTCAAAAAAAATAAATTTTGGTTCTGTAAATATTGGATATAGTAATAAAAATGATCATGTATTTTTTACAACAAATGCTCCAACAAAAATTTGTGATATTGTTTCTAAAAAAGTTTCTGATTTTTTTAAAATAAATATTTTAAATATAACTTTATGTCAGTTCTCCTTAGTAGCAAAATCAAATAAAGTTGAAGTTCACAACGATAAATCTGAAAATACAGATTTTCAAACTATTCTTTATATTGAAGGAAATGAGGATATTCATTGTGGAACAGGATTTTACGTTGCAAAAGGTAGAAATAAATTCACATTAAATAGTCATATTGGATTTAAACCCAATAGAATAGTTTCATGGAGTGCTAATGTATATCATGCACCACTTAGTTTTTCAGATGAATATAAACCAAGAATTTCACTAATAACTCAATACAAATTAAAAAAGGAGTAAAAATGCTAAATGAAGAACTAGTAATACTAAATAAAGTACAAAAATATTTAAAAGAATCCTATCAAAATATTGGAGATGCCATGATTAGTGGTGGTATTGACAATATGGAGAAATACAAGTATATGATGGGACAGGCACATGCCTATTTAAAAATATCACAGGAAATCTCTAACCTGCTAAAACCAAAGGAGCCAAAAAATGATACTGAAAGAGAACACGACCAAACCAACGTTGTCCACTTCGGACCAAAAGACTAAACCTGCACTTCTTGATAAATACAATGAGATTGATCAAAAAGAAATTGATGGGTATGAACGTTTAAAAACAAAAGAATCAGATAAATTACCTAAACCAACTGGATGGAGATTAGTTGTTCTTCCTTTTAAAATGAAGGAGAAAACTAAAGGTGGATTATATCTTGGACAAGAAACAATAGAACGACAACAAATCGGTTCTACTTGTGGATTAGTTCTTGCTATGGGCCCACATTGTTATGACAAAGAAAAATTTCCAGAAGGACCTTGGTGTAAAAAAGGCGATTGGGTAATTTTTGCAAGATATGCTGGATCAAGAATCCAGATAGATGGTGGGGAAGTTAGAATGCTAAATGACGATGAAGTTTTAGCAACCATCGATAATCCCGAAGATATACTTCATCAATATTAACATAGGAGATAACTATGCCTGACGTAGAAGAAAATAAAACGGTTGATATAGATACATCTGGTCCAGGTGCTGAAATTGAATTAGAGGATAATTCAACAGAAGAAAATACATCTGCAGAAGTAGAAACATCCGCTGAAAATACTTCAACAGAAGTTGAAGCAAAAGATACGAAAGAAGAACCTAAGAGTTCTGAAAAGAAAGAAAACGAATTAGAACAGTACAGTGAATCTGTACAAAGAAGAATAGCTAAACTTACTCATAAATGGAGAGAAGCTGAGAGACAAAAAGAGGATGCAGCAGAATTTGCAAGAGCACAAATTAGATTGCGTGAAGCTGCAGAAGCAAAAATATCGAAGCTAGAACCCGGATACCTGAAGTCTACAGAAGACAGCATTGTATCAGGAATCCAGGCAGCAAAAGCTAAACTTGCAGCAGCTAGAGAAGCAAATGATCTAACCGCTGAGTCAGAAGCTTTAACTGCTATTTCTGAGTT